CACTAGCTATAATATCAGGAGCAAATCCTATAAAGTGACCTACCTTATTAGCTAATGCTTCTGTTTGTGTATCAGCTTCTGATGCCCAACCTAGTGTGGTAAATCCTTCTACAACACCAGAAGTAAATTGATTTAATACGTCACCTACACTATTCTCAGATGATGCCATATCTCTATTGAAATCAATGTCATTAGCCTTCATTCTTTTTTCAATGAAGTCTACATCTTCTTCTGAAAAATCACGTGGATTAGACTTATAAGCTAAGTCTATTCTAGTTAAATATGTTTGTTTATCAATTAATCTTTGTGAATAAAGATTATTCAAATACTGCAATTGTGTATTCAATTTAGTCTCCTAACGCATCTAGAAGTTCGTTATAAACTTTTTGTTCATATTTATTAAAGTTTTGAGTTTCTCCACTATTAGCTATAGACAATAAACTTTTTTGTAGATTTTTTTTATCTTCATAATATTGTTTATCTTGTGAAGAACCTGGTAATACATTTGCAGCATCCTCTGCTTCGTACTGAATAAATTTTTCAACATTTTCATTCAAATCATATAAAGCTCTTCTAGTTAAATATGTTTTAGCTTTTTCAGATGACATTAAATATGGAACTCCTGTTCCTTTTCCTATTCCAGTAAAACCAAATGTTCCATAAACTTTTCCAGATTCTACTCTAGTGCGTTCCATTGCATCACCTAAAACTGGTTTTACGCTAACATCTTTTCCACTTTCTAAAATTTCTTTAGGTCTTTCTGGGTCATATCCCTCTGCCCTTCTTTGTCTTTCTTTTACTTTAGATATAAGATTATCTGTTTTAGAAATGTCTTCTTCAGCTTTTATTCTTTCTAAATTGTATTTAAACTCTGCTAAAGATTTTTCATTTTCTAATTGTAACATACTTTTTTTTGCATACATTTCCATTTCTCTTCTAGGCTCATTAAATCCTCTAAGTGCTTGTAATAATGTAGCTAAACTTTGTATTGTTTCGTTGCTTGCCATTTTATATTCCTCCATACATATCTAATAACGATTTACCATAACTTGATTTAATACCATACTCAGAAGCATACTGGTCTAATTGGAACCCAGCTGATTGTATATCTCTAATAGAAGATGCTTCTCTTTGTTGCATTTGGAATGCAGATTCTCTAGATTGTAATGCTCTTGCTTCTTGCTGTCTTCCAAACTCTGCTTGACCTTCCATTAATGCTTGCATACCAGAACCGCTACCTGCTAATCCTGTCATACCTACTTGTCCTTGTAGTTGTTGCATTCCTAATCTTTGTTGTTGTATAGCACCAGCTTGCTCTATTTCTTGTGCTTCACCTAAAAATTGTCTTTGTGTAGCAAAGTCTGCACGTTCTGCAGAAGCTGCTTGTTGTAATGCACCATACTGTTGTCCTAATAACGTTTGTGCTCTTCTACGTTTAGCTGCTTTACGTTTACGTTCTCTTCTACTGCCAAAAAAACCTGATATTCCTTGAGCAATAGATACTCCTTGGCTTATCATAGTCATTGTAACTGGGTCCATTTTATTCTCCTCCTTCAAACGGCTCAAATACTTGGCCTAAATCATTCATAACATTTAATATATTAAAACTATTTCCTGCAACCTTTGATGCATTCTGTTTTGCTTTAATTAACATAGCATCATTTTGACTCATAGATTCTTTAGGGTTTTGCATATTTAATATTTCTTCTTTAATTAAATCTGCTTCTAAACCTCTTCTAGGTTCATAATCATCACCAAAATTTCTTAACTCTTGTTCTAACTTTATGTAAGAATCTACGTTAGAAGGATTTTCTGAAATTTCTTTTATAATACCTGCAAATTTTGGTGTTCTACTATAATTAGTTCCATATTGAAACTGTATATCTGCTATTACAGTTTGTAAACTTGATGGCAAATCTTGAAAGTTTTTACCAGTTAATTTATTGTATGAAGATTTTATATCATTAGAATATTTTTCTTTTGACATCATATCAATTTGATTTACTTCTTCTTCAGTTAAATTTAAACCACCTGTTTCTTTTAACTTTTTTCTAGCTGCATCTTTTTTTGCACCTAAATATGGTATTAACTTGTCTTGCAAATCTTTAGGTAATGCAGATATAGACGTAACATCTTGTTGACCTAAGTCAAATCCTGATGCTATTGTAACGCCAGATTGACCTAGTATTGAACCATCTTCATTTGTAGGTATATATCCTTTTGTATAACCCTTACCTTCTCTTTCTTTTATAAATTCAAAATCTATTTGTGCCATAACTTATCCTGTTGTTAGTTTGTTTATTGCTTCGTTTGCTATTTCATCTTGTTTGGGTTTGACATCACTCATGTCTCCACCTGTAAAAAATCTTGTTACACCTGCTGCTGTTTGAGTTGCTTTAATAGCCTCTAAATCATAATTAGTTCCAGGTATATCTGATATATTTACATTACTAAAGTTGTACCCAGTTGATTCAGACATTACAGGATTCATCATACCTCCAGTAGGAGACATAACAGTATCTAACGTGTTTTCTAAATATAGCTCAGAAGTTTTATCCATTACATCTTCTTCTGATATAGGTAGCTTTTCTTCATCTGGCATCATATCAGGCAACATTTCAGGGTCTTCTGTAAATGTATTTTTAACCATAGGTCTATCTGGTTTTGGCAAAGGTTTCCCTACTAAAGGTTTGTCAAATACACTATCTTCGTAAGTGTCAAATCCTGTTTCTTTTACTGCTAAATCCATATTATCGTATTCTTGCTGTTGTTTTAATAATTCCTCATGTTCAAAACTACCCTCTTTCACAATTCCGCTTCCGTAGTTTGTATGTAAATTATCACCACTTCTGCCACCAGTTAATGCTGCACCTTGTGGTATATCAATATCAGAAATACCAGAATACTTATCCATCAAAGCTGCTTTATCTCTTTTAGCTCTTCTTGTTTTCATTTTATTTACAGCACCTTCTAAAGCATACATAGCTTCTTGTCCTGTTTGATATCCTAATATACCTGCGGTAACATCATCAATGACACTACCTTCATCTTTTTTCTTTCTATAAATTTGGCTTAGCTCTCCACGAACTTGTGCCATAATTAAATCTGCTCTACTTGCCATTGTTCCTCCTTATGGTTGTACTACTTGCCATATAAATCCTGCATAAACATCCTGTGTTGCAGTTCCACCTGTTGTTGTTTCTCTAAAAGTAAATTTTGTTCGTGATGCATAATAAGTATCTGTAGATGCTCTATAACTTAATGAACCTCTAAATTGTAAATATAAAGTACCACTAGATGGTGTTAATGTAGTTTGTTGAGCATATTCACTAACTGTTATCCAAGTACCACCGCTTGTAATTTTATCAGTAGCACTACTAGCAACACGTATTTTACAATCTTTATAATTATTAGATAGTGGAAATTTTTGAACATATATACTACCCTCTCCATCTGTAACTGTCATTGTAATTACATCAGAATAATATGTACCTCCTGTACTTTTTACTTCTACAACATTGTTATCATTTACAGATATTGTTGGTGCTGAAGTTCCAGTAGTAGTTAAAGAAGCATCGCTATATTCAAAGTCTGCACTTGTACCTTGACCGTTAGCAACCACCTTTACATCGTATCGTGTTAGTTGTGCTAGTCCCGTTAATTGACAATCTGTTGTCACTGCTGTATTAGATGTATTTCCACTTGCACTAGGTGTAAACGTAGTACCAGCATCATAATTAGAAGTTCCATTTACTTTCTTGTATACTGTAAAATTAGATGTTGTTACAGTATCTGCAGTAATACGTATTGTTAACGATGTATTTTGTGCACTTCCTTGCAATGCTACACTAGTTATATTTGCAGGTTTAGCATCTCTTAAATAGTCTATATTTCCACTACTATCTGTTTTAAATATATAAAATGTTGGTGCTACCCCTTTTAAACCCAGTCTAGAGTAACTACTAGATTGAGTATACAAACTGCTATACCCAGTATCCGTGTATAATTTTTTACCAGTAGATAAACTAGTTGATGAAAAATTACCATATAAAGATGTAGATGTTTGAGATAATACATCATATGCTACATTTCCTTCTGTATCATCTAAACTTGTAGGGGTATTCGTAGCAGTAGCACAAGCTACCAAATTTCCATTACTCCATAACCCAGTAAAAATATATCCATTACTAATACCGTAAGTACCGCTATCTTCAGTATATTGTATACGTTGACTATAAAAAGGAACAGGTCCATAATTTGTAGATTCCGCAGTACCTTCAAGAATACTATCTGGTTGCATTGCATCACTTCCATAAAAAGCACTTATTTCATATTGATATTCATATTGAAATACAGTACCAGAATTTTCAACACTATTGTCGGGAAAAGTTTGAACATTTGAAGTAGAATATATGGTGTTTTCATTTCCAGTAATAGATATAAAATTACCACTACTATTAAGTATGTGAGTATATTCAGAAGGCATAACACCTAATGTACTTCTTTTTCTTTTAATCTGTATGTTAACAACACCACTTGCAGTAAAGCTAGTATCTGTAGAAGTGTAGTCCCAATTCAATGTAATTATTGGACCTGCAGACTCTTGTGTATATATTGCTGTTAAATTTATAACATGATTATACGTTGTAGTACCAGTTCCAGAACCAGATGTTGAAGTAGTTGTAGCAGCTGTAGTAGTTCCAGTTACTCCAATTTCTTGTTTTTCCCATCTTTTTTTATTTTTAATTACCTGGTATAATTTATTACCAAGTTTTACAAATTTAGAATCACCGTCTTTACCTTCATTATTTTTAGGCATCATTTTAGCTACAAATGCGTGAGGTACATAAGATTGTAATGTAGATACTTTTTGTAAAAATCTTTTATTTTTATCTGTCATCTAAGTACCTTTTCTCTGTAAATAAACTGAATATCGTCAATAGAAAAATTAGAATCTATTGTTACTGGCGTGCCGCTATTACCACTTGTAACTAATTGTAACGTATATCCATATACTTTTTCTGACGCACTGCTTTTTAAATTAGAACTTGATATAGTAAATTTCTTTACCTCTCTGTCACCGCTTGTATTATCTAACGAACCTATAGTTACAGCGTCACCGTTATTACTACCATTAGTACTTGGTATTATTTGTACTGATACGTTTGTTCCGTTAGTATAAGTTATTTGAATAGCATTTAAATTTTTAGGAACATCAGGACTACCAAAATCAAACTCTTTTGTTTTCATCAGTACTTGTCCACCGCCATTATAATCTTTACTAGAAGTGTTGCTATTCCATTTTAATAATTGACTTGCTTCTAAAGAAAATAAATCTCCATTGTTGTCATTTATAAAATTAGTAGTATCATTTGCAGGAAATACCTCATATCCACTAGAAGTATATCCTGAATTTGTTTCTGTAGTAAATGAACCAGACTTTAAATCAAATACGTATATTTTTCCATTATCATAATTAGTTGGGTCGTATTTATCAAATATAATTAATTGTTTTTTAAATGGTACAAATCCAATTTTCATACTATCCCTATAGTCGGTTTTCCAGTTAATTAAATTTTGTCCAGTATCTCTGTCTTGAACTAAATCAACTAAACTATTACCATCATATAAGAATATTCCATGTTTATTAAACCAAGCTACAAACCCTTCAGCTTTAACTAAGTGCGATTGATTTAAGCATCCACGGTAATCATAGGTTCCTTCTAAAAATTCTATATCTCTAGAAACATTTATAATATATAATGTATTTTGTTTAAATTGCAGCAATCTACCACCTAAGTTCTCTAATACGGCGATATCTTCTCCGTCATTAATTTCAACATCTATAAAATCATCTTCTTCAAAAAAGTCAAAACTATTTACATTAGATTTTAATACTCTGTCATTTTTAGTAACTAAAGTACCTTCTTTGTTATAATATCTTACATTACCTATATATGCTTTTCTATTTAATATACTAGATGTTTTCCATCCAGTTCCATCTCTACCTATGACGCTATGAGAGTTATTTAATAAAGGTTCTTCTGTACTAAGTTTTGTAAGTATTTGACCTTGTAAATATGTAGGAGTAGAAGCAGATGGAGGATATACGTAATAGTATTTATCAGTTGCTCCAGTTATTTCTTCAAAAGAACTAAATCCAGTAACTCCGCTTAATCTAACACCTTTTTCATAGTTAACTTCTGCTAATAAATATCTACTATCTACTTCACCAAATACTTCATTGTTTACATCTTTATAACTGTCAATTAAACCCCAATATACTTTAAATCCAGTTACTCTATCTTTACCTGGCTCTCTTCCAATAAAAGAAAGATATAACATATGATTTAAATTTTCTGTCATATCAGGTTGTTCAATTATTCCTAAAAATGTAGGCCCGCTTTCTTGCACCCCATCATATATTAAAGTACCCCATAGTCCATATCTTTTGTCAGAAGCACCGTAAACTACAATATCACTTCTATCTGCTTGGT